CTAGCGGGGCTCAGGTTCCGGCCGCGCATCCCGAAGCGCTTGCTGTAGCTGGTCGAACTTTTTTTCAAGCGTGGCCTCGATACGGTCCTGACCCCGTTTGATGGATTCAACGTCCGCCTGCATCCGCACGATGTCGATAGCCTTCTCGCTATCTCTCCGCTCCAACACGTCAATTCGCACGCGGTCGTTCTTCGCGTCGTGCTGCAATTCATGGAGCCTCGCATCCAATAGCCTGTGCTCGGCGTCATGTGTCTCTTTGGCAGCAACACGAGCCTTCTCAGCGGCGGCTTTATCATCTCCCCGGCGCCTATCGAGCCAGCGGGTTCCGAACCCGCCCACGGTCAACACACAGATGATGAGTGCACCGAGTTGGATAAGATTGTTGCTGTCTAGCAGGGGGTTCATAATGGGCCTTCGTGGATGTCGCTGATCGGCATCCCGTCAGTGTAGTTATCCGCGTAGCCCCCGGTCCGAGTCTCAACCTGTAGCTTCCGGCGCCAAGCATAGTTCGAGATAGCGCCCATGTTCGCGATCAGCGCTGCGCCCATCTCTGCCAAGCCTGTGCCGCTGACAGTGACGTAGACGGTCAGGCCAAGGGTCAGCCAGACGCTTAGCTTGGACAATGACAGCACCATGTATGGCCTGTCCGGTTCGAGCAAATTCGCGAAGCGCAGGAAATTGCGGACGGCTAATCGCGCTTGTTTCAAGATGATGATGATGCGTGACCGGTCCACGGCATATTTATGGTCACGCTGATAAATACCAGCGATGGCGGAAGGCTTACAAATCTGGGATGCTCAAGGACAATTGGTGTTTGACACCACCACCCGCAACACCAGAATCCTTGGAATCGTAGATATTGGCACCGGGGCTGCGACCGGGTCCGTCACAAACGCTGGCTTTGCCGAAGGCACACCATTTTGGTTCTGCACTGCGCTTAGCTTCAGCACGAACTTAGGCGACTACATCATTTCGCCAACCTTCAGCGTCAGCGGCAATACCCTGACTTGGAACTGGCACTCGATGCCTCGGCGATCCTGCCGCCTGATCTTTGGAACCTACTGATGTCGTTTGGAATTATGGTCCGGGGCGAGGCAGGCAACCTGCAAGTTGACGAAAGCGGGTCCTACAGTTTTTTCAAACAGAAGGGCACCGTCACCACCACCGTGCCATTCGGCACCGCCAATCAGGGCGGCAAGGTCAACACCTATGGCGACATCGTGGTCACCGGCTGCAATTCGCCCATTTTGGCAATTAGATCGAATGTCTGTTGCAGCTACAGCCTGATTTCCACCAGCGGTTCGACTTGGACCTATCGCGTTTACGCGCTTGGGGCAGCGGGACAGAACACCACCGGAAGCGTCATCACCTACTATGTCTTTGACATCCACCCGCCAGCGTCGTCATCGCAATATGGCCTGCGGGTCTATCGTCCCGATGGATCAATCGCCTTCGACAGCGATCACCGGGTCATGTCGGTCAAGGATTTCCGCATCTTCGGCAATGCCAACAACGCGGCAGAGACGTGGGCCTACTCATCGCCTAACCTTGCGTTCGCGATGGCTGCGCCGGGGTCGTTCGACGTGTTCACGCCAACCATGGAAACCTACAGCCTCATTGGCGCACGCAACAACGGCAACAACATCATGGTCGAACCAATCGTCTGGCGTTCGACCGATGTCAGCGGCGGACCCTTTCTGGCCATTACCGGTCAGACCAGCGCGGGTGTCCTGATAGTCGATGTCGCCGGGCTCTGATTAGAGCGACAGGTTACCCAGTTTGACCCGCAGGACTCCTGCGTTGTCGAACACCTTGATGACGTTGCTGCTGATTTCCAACCGTGCTCCGCTGGTGGCCGTGCGCATCGTGCCAATGTTGGCGGTGATCGCAGACAGCGATGTCACGTTCATCTTGGCCGCCGTCACCGCACCCGCTTGGATTTTGTCGGCCGTCACCGAATTAGCTCCGAGCTTTTCGACAGTAACTGCGCCAGCCGTTATGTGATTCGACGTGATTCCATTTGCAATAATTTTTGAAGAGGTCACGGCATTCGCCGCAATTTTGTCGGAAACCACTGAGTCGGACGCCAATTTTATTGCCGTCACGCTCCCCGCGAGCAGCTTATCAGCCGTCACGCTTCCCACCGCCAGCTTTTGTGCAGTTACGGAATTCGTCGCCAATTTGGGTGTGCTGATAGCGTTGTCAGCCACCTGCGTGCCCGTGATGGTTCCAATGATCTTGGTCGCAGCCAGTTCGTCAATTTGAGCGTTCGACAACTGACCGGTGATCGAAGTTGCCGGGAGGTTCGCCGCAGTCAACGCCCCCTGCACCTGACTGGCTACGATGGTGCTGCTAGTGTCGATCTGCGCCACCCACGCGGTGCCAGAATAGCTGTAGAGCTTGTCATTGCTGGTCAAGAAGACGACCCGGCCGACGAACAGATTGCTGGTCGGCAGGGACGACACGATCTCGTAGCCGCCGCGCACCTTCTGCAACGAAAACACCACGTCATGGGTCACGCCCGCGAAGGCACCCGAACCCGTGGCCCGGATCGTCAACAAGGCGGTATCAACGGACTCGTAGCCAAACTGACCAGCGGTGCTGGCAGCGCCGGAAATCGTCATCGTGCGACCGCTGTAGCTGACCGTCAGCCCCTGCGGGTTCGACAGCGTCGAAAGCGTGAAACTCGAACTGACATCGTTGTTGCCAGACGTGACGCTGACGTTGGCCGACAGTCCGGCATAGCTGGTGACGCCACCGTTCGAATACGATGGCACCTGCCGGGTGTTGGGATGGATGGCAGCCGTGGTCGCAGGAGTGCCGGGGGCACCATCTTGGACCATGATGATTGGGGCGGTCCATTCGCCCGGCTCGATGGTGTCAGTGTCTAGGACGCTGACGGCAGGCGCCTCGATGCGCCACAACGGGTTGCCGTCAGTCGCGACAGCCGCCTGTGACCAACCATTGTTGTGGCCTGTCAAAACGGCTGTGCTGAACCGATAGGTGGCCGTCTGGCTCGGAATGGCGGGCATGGTTGCGGAGCGCCGGTAGAGGGCTACCCGCGCCGTGTTCATGCCGTTCTCGCCCGTCAGCTTGGACCACTTGTAGTCAGCCGGGTTGTTGGACTCGACCGAAGTTGTCTTGTTGAGCGCGAAACCAATGTAGGTGTGTCCGTTCCAATTCCCGACTGTGAAATTGGTCAGTCCAAACTCATCGTCGGCGTAGGCCATCCAAATATACTTGTCGTCCGCAACCGTTCCACCTTCGGCCATAAGACCGTAGTTGGCTGACGGCGGCGGGATCGTCGAAATATGATCGGCGGTGACGACATAGGTGCTGCCATCGTGGAAGACGAAATCGCCCTCTTGATACGACTGACCGGCTGCCCAAATGCCGCGATAGACATTCCGGGTCGGTAGGTTCGGACCAACAATGACACCGCCTGACCAGTCGATTTCGAAGGCCCCGGAAGTTCCCGACAGCACCAGTCGCGGGGTCGTGACATTGTGAATGGTTCGGTAGCTGATACCGACATCGTAGCTGGTCTTTGGAATGATCGAGGTGATATCGACCGAGGTTGTTTCCTTCGGGAACACCCCGTGCGAAATCCATTCACTCGCAACCTCCGGCTTGTATTCAATGACAACCTCCCTCGCGTATGGGTTATCGACTGCGCCCGTGATCGTGATGATTGGCGTGCTGATACCATCGGGCCCAACAAGCTGCGTGCCGGTCGCGACCCATGAGCCCGGCGCCGGAGCCGGGGGATTGGTCGGGTCATATTCATTCAGCGATGGGCTCTCCGGAGCCACCTGCGACTGACCGAGCGCGAACGGGTGCTTGCCCTCGCTTTCGGCCTTAAGGGTCAGCGTGACCGAGTAGTCGGCAGGCGAGAATTCGCGCTGAACCACCAGACACTTGATGTTTTCAGCCGCGATTTCGGAGACGTTGACGGTGACGGCATCGCCTACCCTCACATCGAGAAAGCGGCTCTTCACATTGGCCGTGAACGTCAGGAACTCGCGCGAGTTACAGAGTTCATAGGTGGCAAGCTGGTGCGCTTGCGCGGCCTGCTGAACCATCGGGAGTTCGACTTCACGGGTTTTTACGTCGCCTGCGTCCTCATCGACGTAGACTGAACTCGTGACCTGTTCGCCTTGGATCAACTGCCACTGCTGTGACTCTTCGCGGTAAATCGGGACTACGGTGTTGTGACGGTCGCGATAGGCGTTGGTGTTCTGAATCGCGATTTCGCCAATGACATCGCCCTTGGTCAGGGTTGTCAGGCTGGTGACCGGAGCGTTGACCAAGCACGAAATCTGAGCCCCGCGCGCGATGGCGAGGCCGCCCCCGGCCTGTAGGATCGTGGCCAGAACGGCGAACTTGTTATCGTTGCTGGTGACGACACCGCCGACTTTCCAGCCATTGGCATCAGCGACGTTGGCGCCGCGAACGAAAGCCGGGATGTCGATTTCGGCAGGCTTGGCACCGATGCCGAACAGCTTCTTGCCGCCCTCGAACTTGCCGAGGGTCCAGTTCAACGCACAGAGGTAGGGGTTTTCTGAGAACTCCCACGTCGAATAATTGTCTATCCGGTGGGAGCCGGAGCCACCCGGATATGTGCTGTCCTTGCGGGGGTCGTAGACCTTCTGACCCGACGCCACGAACACGAGCTTGGGCACGCCTTGCGGGAAGGCGTCGGCGTTAAACTCGGCTCGCAACAGAGCCATTGCCACGCCGCTGGCCCGGCCGGGAGTGCCGGGCATCACGCCGTAACTGCCTAGCGCGCTATCGAGCGTGGGAGCGCTTCCGCCGGTCTCGCCAACCAAGTATCGGAGGGCGAACTTGTCACCCGCGTAGAGCTTGGCCGAAGGTGGGGTCGTGCCAGTGACCGTTGACGCGGCAGCCATGGCATCGCCGCCCAAGGTCAGCAGCAAGTCAGACGCGAAAGTGCTTTCGATGTTGTGGATTGGGCCGCCAACCGACAGCGCCAACGCCATATGGAGGTAGATGTTATCCTTGCCCGAAACTTCGCGATAAACGGTGGTGCCCCCCGTAGCGCTGCGTCCGTAGAGCACCGGCACGCTCGCCGTGGGATCGAGCTTGGTTTGTAGCTGCTGACCCTGACTGTCAGGTCGCGGAACCTTCATCGTCAGCGCGCTGACCGCCATCAGGGCCACGCCAACCACTGTTGCGGCGGCGGCCCACGTGATGCTTAAGCCAGCAATCGTGACCATGGCGCCAAGGCCAACGGCGCTGGCGACGGTGCCAGCCGCAAGGAAGAGCCCGCCAACGAGCCCAAGAGCCATAGGCATTAGGCGACCCTCCAAGCGAGGACACAGACGCTGACAGGACCGCGCAGGCACTGACCTTGAGCGAAGCCGATTATGTGCTCGCCAGCATCGACCGCGACCCCAAGCGCGAGCCACTCATCCCCGTCCTCATCGCCACCCGGAAAGGCCACAAGATCGCCCGGCAGGACGGCGGCCGGGGTGATGCGCTCGAAGCCCATGGAGTCGATGACATCTTCAGTGCCGGAGTGGCCGAGCCGGAGCATGGCGCGTTTGCAGCCCTTGGCGGTCCGGTAGGCGCGCATCTGGTTGTAAGGGGTGTCCGGAAAACCGCAGTTCAACAGATGTTGGTGGGCGAGCACGCCGCAATCACGCTCGCCCCACTTGAAATCTTGTTCGTAGAATTGGTCGATTGTCTGCTGTGTGGCAGCCACCCTCGTGATTAGGTCCATGGCGATATTTATCGCCGCGACCTGTCAGCGATGACGCTTCATCAGAACAGCCCGAGGAACTTCTTTTTGCTCTTTTTCTGCTGAGTTTCGGCTTGCGTCTGCATCGTTTGGTTCGGGTTGTGGCCTCCCCAAAAGATTTCCCGCGTTGACGCGACATTCCAGTCTAACCCGGTCTCGCCGGGCCAAATCGCCTTGTGCCAGACGCCATTCAAACACTCGCCCTCGCTTGGCATGAACAGCCGTTCGAATGCCGACACGGTCTCGATTTCGCAGGTCTGTGAGCCGCCCTGAATGGTGCTCTGAACGGTATCGAGGCGACCGCTCCAGAGCAGTTCTGGCGAACCGATGGTGGCACCGGTCATTTCGTTGACGAGGCCGAACCAAACCCTGACCGGAGAGCCTTGGTTGGTCGGGTCATTGATCGCTGCGAAGGCGATTTCATTTGAGGCCATGAAGGTCAGGCTGAGTGTCGGAGCACTGTTGGCGATGCGCTCTTCAATCGAGCCAATGGCGCCCAAGAGACCAAAAGCAGTTTCAGCGCCGACGAAGGTGGTTTGAACCCCATCCACGCTGAATGTCACGACACCTGACCCGTCAATGACGTTTAAGGTGGTGCCATCTAGGAGGTCAAAGCGGACAGCGGCAAAAGCCCGAAGCGAAGTCTGCTGAAGGGCTGCGAGGAGTGTGGAGTTCAAAGCCATCAGTTGGCCTCCACAATTTCGAAGGTCAGCCCGACGTTCTCCACCATCCCCAAGACCCACGATTGCTCGCTGCCCACCAAATAGCCTTCGATTTTGGGCTCGCCGAATTCGATGGTTTCACCGCCTGACAGCGTGGTGCGCAAAGCCGGAATCACGGTCAGGGTAGAACCCCCGGCCGCCGTAATCATGTGGAGGTAACGGGTGCCATTTTTGACAATCGAGAGGTATTGGCCAACGACCTTTTCAGCGCCGCCGCCGGAGAACGAGAGGGTGCGCCCGCCAGCATGGGAACCGCTGACACTACCGTTGGCCCACTGGCCCTGATCTAGACCGGGCTGTGGCACCGGGTAGAGGACCCGTTGTGCCAGTCCTTCCAACAGTGCCGCAATCACGACACCGGCCTGACTGGCACGCATCGGGCGACAATCGACCTTGATTGCGAAACGGTCACCCAAGCGGGAGAGCCGCTGTTGCGGCCCTCCCAAGTAAGGTGTGTGGTCTACGGCTGAAGACTTCAGCGTGATTTCGGTAGAGGTGCCTTGCGGCAAAGTCGGGAGGGTAACTGCCATCGTGGGGATATTTATCCCCGGCGCCTACTTGGCTGATGGCGTCAGTATTACCGATAAAGGTTCTGTGTGCTCCTCTTGTTCATGTCTCTCGAAGTCGCACGATGCGCAGCCGCAATCGCTTGCGCCTGTGACTGTGCGATTTCTTGGCGGACCCAACTTGTCAGAACCGCACCGTCTGCGTTCACCGTGGTGCTGAAATTGTAGACCGGGGCGCCACCGCCAGCCGTGGCAGATGACTGTTTCCAAGCGTTCCGCAGCAGGTTGTTCGGCGCAATCTGGGTTCCGCCCGGAAGCATCATGAGTTCAGGCCCGGCCTCGCCAACCAACGTCAGCCCGCCGCGCCAGTTGTCAGTTCCAGAGGCGTTCGCCCCGATGTTGGGTCTAGGGGTTCCACCCAAGCCAATCGAAGCCTTGCCCAATCCCGGCACGCCTAGTGCCATGCCGATGGCCTCAAAGATCACGAACCGGGCGGCCATCTCGATCAGTTGCGCAATCATGGACTTGGCCATGTCCCCGAAGGCTTCTTGCAGCGACTTGGCGCCCATGACGGCATCGGTCAGGCCGCTGGTGATGTCCTTCAGGGCACCGTTGGCAATGTCGCCAAGCTGTTCGTTTAGAGTGCCGAAATCCTCGGCTCTGTTGATGATGCGATCCCGAACGCTCGGGTCATCGCCGCGTTGCTGTTCAGCGAGGTCCCCGGCCTGATCGGTTTGGTCACGCTCAAACATGCCTTGACGCTGCGCCAGCATCCGGTCAATTACGTCTTGAGTGAGCCCGAGCTTTTGCATGTCCAGCGCATACTGACGCTGCGCAAGATCGAATTCCTGTTGATCGGCCTGCTGACGGAGCGAGAGGGCTTCATCCTCGTGCCGGTGCTTGCTCTCGATAGTTCTGGCCAACTGCGCCCGTTCTTCGAGTTCATCGGCTTCCTGACGCAGGAGGTCGCTGCTGATGGCGACACTCTCCTCATCGATAGCCATTTGCCGTTCACGACGCGCCACCGCCTGTTCTTCCATGAGGGCAGCCGTCCGCAGAGCCTGATTGACCTGCTCCTGACCGAGGAGGCGTTCGCCAGCCGCCTTCGTGATCTGGCCTTCGCGAACTTGACGCTCGATGGCTTCGGTTCGGCTCTGACCCTCAAGGGCCAAGATGTCGTTTTGCAGGACCGTCCGGACATCGAGTGACTCGGTCAGGGCGAGTTGCAGATTTAGTTGGTCCAACTGCGCTTGCCGGATTTCCTCGCTGGCATCACCCGGCGCACGCGCAGCGGCCCCGCCGCGCTTGTTGGTCCGGCCTGTTGCGTCAGCGGCGGCCCCTCCAGAACCGCCCGTAGTCATGTGGTCTCGCACGCCCTGTTCGCTCTTGGCGTGGGCAACGATCCTTTCGAGGTCTTTGACCCGATTTTCCGCCGATTGCAGTTCCGGGTTCTCGCGACTGCGGGCGTTCTCCTGCGACCTACGGGCGGCTTCACGACCTTGAGGCGTCGTGTAGACACCGACACCAAAGCCCATCCCCCCGGCTGCAATCACGGGGTTCGATCCGGTTGTGTCAGCGGCAGCAGTTTGGCGCCGGTTAGTGAGGTCCACCCGCGCTTCGGTCAGTTTCGCGTTTGCTTTGTCGTAGGCCAACTGACGCATGGCAGCGGCGGCCAAATAGGTCTTGTCCGCCAGCTTGGTCATATCGAGTGCGAGGCCCCGCGCCTGTGCACCAGCAACGACGCTCGCCTTCGTGACGTTGTTCGTCGCGTTGGTCATTTCGACGGAGGCTTCGGTCACGATGCCATACCGAGCGGCCAAGTCAGCGATGACCGCATCGGTTTCAGCGGCTTCCTGCTTGGCCTGCGCAGTGCTGTAAGCCCAATAGGCCGCAGCGGCACCGATGGCGGTCAGGGCCATACCGAGCGGGCCGCCAAGGACAGCAGAGAGACCGGCAGCGGCACCGCGCGCCGCATTCATTGCCGTTGATCCCAACATCACCGCACGCGTGGACGCGCTATAAACGGCAGTGTTCGCGACGATGGCGACAGTGTTGGCGGCCACGGCAGCCGTGGCACGTGCAACGGCCGGGATGAAGCTCGCCGCGTAGACCCCCGCGATGATCGCAAGTGCGTTCGCAATCGTCGGCAGGTTCTCGGACAGTTTTTGCAAGACCTGCGTCAAGATCGCGACTGCACCAATGCCCTGATTGGCTTCACCCACCCATTTTGTGAATGAGTTGCTCACGTTGGTGAATGCCTGACCGAGCGTGGTTGCAGCCTTAGCCGCCTTCTCCTCCAGAATTGGAGCACCCTTCAGGATGGCGTCAAAGAACTCTTTGCTGGTGACTTCGCCCTTCTTGACGAGTTGGGTCAGACGACCAACGCTGCCACCGAAACGGTCACTGCCAGCCGCGACCGCTTCAAGCAGGGGCCGGGCGCCGTCGATAATGCTGTTGTATTCCTCCGCCTGAACCTTGGTCCCGCCAATCACCTGACCAAGCTGTTGCAGAGCGCCAGACGCGGCAGCGGCACTGCCACCCTGAACCTTAAGAGCCATGGCGACAGCTTCGGTGTAGCGCATCACCTCGAATGACGACGCGCCCAACTCTTTTGCTGCACCGGCCGCTTTGCCGTAGAGGGCGCCTAACGCCTCAAGCTCCATGTTGTTCTTTTGAGCAACCTCAAAAAGTTGCTCCTGAACTTCGGCTAGCTGCCAGCTTTCAACCCCGGCCACTTTGAGCGAGTTTGTAAAGCGGGTGTAGACATCAGCCGCGTTCGTGACCGCGCCAACTGAAAAGGCGCCAGCCAACACGGGCGCGAACTGTTTTACTTGCTCGCCAAGCGAGGCAAACTGACGCGAAAGATTGCCCGTGAAGTTCTGGTTTTGCCATGCCTTGGCGGCCCGCTCCCCCTGAACTTTGATGTTGTTTGCTGCAACGGTGTTGATGCGCTGAAGTTTGCGGAGTTCGCGCTCGAACTGTGAAATATCTGCCGCAAAGCGGGTATTAAGAAGGGGTTGAGAGGCCATCTCATATTTATGAGAATGGCCTCAACTCATACCCGGCTAATCCAATCCTCGAACTCTGCTTCGGATGGAGGCCTGACTTCGTCAGATGCGTTATGAAACGCTCGGAATCCTTTCATCGCGGTGCGGAATTGGAACACCGTCATTTCGTCTATTTGCAGTGGAGTGAATCCTGCTTGTGCTCCATAGCCGTAAAAGTCTCCCCAAGCGATTAGTCCCCGCTCGCCGCCGTCACTAAAGGGTCTTCGCCTGTCGCTTCCTCCTCTTCGTCAGCGACACCGATCAGAGCGGCCATCAGGACTTCATAGGCGCAAAGATAGTAGTCGGAGAGGTAGCCTTCCTTGACGTAGTTTCGAATGAGCTTGGCGGCTTCCTCGTGCCGCATACCGCCACCGATAAGCCCAAGCCGGATAGTTTGCGTGACATCCTCAACAAACCAGTTACCCGCAACCAGCCTTTGTGAGAGAAAGTAGGGACCGACGTTAAGCGCCTCCTGCAAGGCGATGAGTTCCTCGATTCTGAGACGGAGAACGTATTCGTTGTCGCCAACGAACTTGGTGATTTTCGCTGATCGCGAGCGTTGTAGTTCCATGCTGCTATTTATCTAAGGCATTAAAAAGGGGCGGCAGGATAACCCACCGCCCCTTAACTTCATTGGGACCTGAGCTTAGGAGGCGGGGCCAACAGTGACCGGACCGGCCTGCTCAAGGGTAATCTGGCAAGTCGCGGACTTCAGCCGGTCGCCGCTGATTTGCCAAGAGGTCAGCACGAACTCGCCTTCGATCTGCCACGTCCCGTCAGATACCCGGATGTTCTTGATTTCGCCGCTCTGCGCCCACTCAAGCCATTCCTGCACATCGGCTTTGCTGAGCATACCAGCGCCGTCGATTTTGCAGTCAGTGGCACGAACGCGCCGAATGGTCTGAGCCGGTGCCGACTGGTCAGCGAGGTCGATCAACTCATCGGTTTCGGTGGAAGTCGAGAAAGTGATACCACGCGTGGTGTTGATGACATTAGGATGAGTGTAAACGGCAGGGGACGCGCCGTTGCTAATTTTGACGACGATAGTTTCGCCTAGAACTGGAACAATAGTAGCCATGGGTAAACTCCAACATGAGAAAAAAGCTTCTTGAAGCTATTTATCGCGTTGGAGCTTTTCGGATGGCGGCAGCTTACGGAGCCGGGTCTTCTTCCACCAAGTAACGGAACGTCAAAACGGCATGGCCGGTTTTCCCGTCACCATCTGTGAGATAGCGAACCCCCTCATAGAAGGCTTCGGCAGTTAGGAAGCCTTCGATGACAAGGGGGAAATCGAGAGCGATACGGACCTTGGCAGCGAGGATTTTGAAGTCCGGCTTGGTGCCGAACACGTCCACTGTGACAAAGCACTCGTGAAAGGCGCCGCCTTCTTCGTAGGCGGACAGGATTTGGTCATTGCCGATGATGACCCATGGCAGGGGAGTTCCCTGCGGGACCGAGTCATAGACGTGATCGGTGCCGAGCGAACTCGTCATCAGCCGCTCATATACGGCTCTTTGCAGTGGGTAGCTTGGGTCCATCAGAAGGCCTCCCTCAGGGCTTTCCGGATCGCGCGGCGCATCCGGCCTTTATGCTTTTTGCGGAAGACCCGAGTGAGCGGGATGAACCACGGCTGCGCAGGAACGTGGCTGCCATCGGCAGCCTTGTGGCCGAACTCCAGAGGCACAGCGTATTCGAGTGCCTCGCTGCCCACTGACACGACCTGTTCGAGCAAACGGGGATCGCCCGCACTGACCGTCAGCGACTGTGCAAGGTGCGGTGCATGCGGGCTCTTTGGGATGATGATCTTCCCACGGCGCAGCATCTCATTTGCTGTCTTGATGTTGGCATCCCGGATGGCATTCCGGACCGTCTCAGGCATCCGGCCAAGCTTGGCCGCGAAACGCTCGATGTCAGAGGTGTCAACTAGCGCCATCGGTCACCCCTCCGGTCTCGCAAAGGATGTGCAGATACCGGCTCTGCGGATCGAGCGAGCCCACCCACTTGATGGCGTAGACGGTGGCGTCAGGCTCGATGCTGACAAGCCGGTCGGCCGATGTCAGCGCCGCCAGTTCAGGCGAATTGCGGGCCACGATATCGAAACGAGAAATGCCAGAAAGCCGGGCAGACTGAACTTCCTCACTGCCTCGCTGCCCGGTGATCTTGGCGGCAAAACGCGGGACCAAGGTGGCCCAAGCAGTCGATATGCTGCCAGCTTCACCAATTTCTGTGCTCTGGCGGTCAGCCCGCAAGGAATGACGGAGATCGCCCGAGCGCGGCGGGATGTAGGCCATTACTTGGCCTCATCGTCGGAGCCATCTTCGTAGGCTTCGTCCAAATCCTCAATGACTTCGTCAATTTCAGGACCGACATCAAACAGGTTATCTTCTGCAAAGTCAGAGTAAATCGCGACCCCCTTAGCGACCAAAAGGTCCGCCAGTTCATCTTCAACGTGGAGTTCGTCGGCAGCCCGATAAACGACGCTCTGATACTTTGTCAGGTGATGCTCGTAGTCACGATGGAAGAAGATGCGCTTGCTCATGCGGATATTTATCCGAATGCGCGATATCTGTTCAGAATGGCGTTAACACCAAGCGGAACCTCTTTGACTTCCATGGAAGTCCCGCCTGCCGTGGCCGCTTCCCGATTTTCGTTCAGGTGGCCCACGATCAGCAGCACGGCTGCTTTGAGGTCAGCCGGGATGACATCGTAGCCAGCCGTGAAGGTGACCTTGACCTTGCCGTTGCCGACATAGCCAATGGGGTTGTGACAGACGATCCGAGCCGGAACGCTGTCTAGGTCAACGTCATACGTGGCCGCATCGACGGTCACCCCGTTGACCCGGATATGGGTGACTGATTGCACCGGGCAGAGATCGAGGGTGATGACCCTTGGCAGGCTATCGAGGGACAGCCGCCACGAGCGCGAGACCAACGGGATACCGGCGCCGGTCGGGCCCTCGATAAACGCTGTGGCAGCCGCGATCAGGCCTTCGATGTAGGTGTCATCGAGCGAATGATAGATGCGCAGATGCGCCTTCGCTTCAGCGAGGGTCAGGACGGTATCTTGTGCCGCCGACACAGCAACAAGCCGGGTCCAGTCCATCAGGCCTTCTTGCGGCTGACAGTGGCCGTGCGCTTGCCGGTTGGCTTGACAGTCGCGGTCTCGATGACCTGCGTCTCGATGACGGGTTCAGCGATCCCGGCCGCGACCCAACGCGGCCCTTCAGGGGTCTCGTAGATGTCGCCTCTGCGAAGATTGATTTCAGGGCCAACAAGGCCGGTCAAAAGTCGAACTTTCATGAAAGTATTTATCTGAACGACCAAAAGGAAAGGCCCCCAAGTCCGAAGACTTGAGGGCCGAAACCTACCCGATGGTGCGCACACCGCCGGACAAGGGGTAGTGCTTACGAAGCCGCCATTGTCAGCTTCTTGATGGCACGAGCGTCAACAACAGCGCTGTCAACGCGAACGAAGGTCACGAAACCAACCTGATCGAATTCCGCGTAACGCTCATTCAGGCGCTGGATGCCGAGGCCATTGACCTTGCGAACCCAGAACTTGCTGAAGTTACCAAAGATGATCGGAACGGCACCAGCGCCGATGTTGGCCATGTCCTGATTGACCCAGAACGGACGGCCATTGATGAGATCAGGCTGACCAGCAACCATGGCGGTCTGCCACATCGGGCGGCCATCGGCATCCTTCAGGAGGCGAGCCGAAAGGCGGGTCGCATCGTTGAACATGTAGCCACAACCGGGGACGCGGTAAGCGGGGTCAACCGAGGCTTCGAGCTTAACGAAGTCATCGGCAGTAATCGCGTTGGTGGCAGCGGCAGTGATGCCAGCCGAAGCACCGGTCACAATACCACCGGGCTGCGTTGTGCCGTTGCCGGTCGTCAGGTGGGTGTTGATGATGCGACCAAGGGCCTCACCGGACAGTTCACCAACCAGAGCAGCGATATCGAAAACCGAGTCTTGGAACAGTTCGCGAGAAACCTTCACGACACCCGAGGTATACTTCTTGGCAGTGAAGGTCTTCTGACCGAACACCTTCTTTTCGGCACCTTCAGCTTCGGTGTTTTCACCGATGAGGGCGCCGACGCTCGAAGTATCGTCAAGGGTCGGGATCGGAAGCGGGTTGCCGCTGCTGGTCGGCAGGTAGTGCACCGGACCATCGAGGTAGAGAGGGCCGTAAGCCTTCAGGGCCTTGACGAGGGTCGGGATGTAGCCCTCTGGCACGAGGAAGCCACCGTCAGCATCGGCTGAGACGCCCTGAGGGCCAGCCGCGCGAAACTCACGCCCATCGATGTTGCCACGCAGGTAGTCGGCAAACGCCTTTTCACGGGTGTCGCCTTCGCTGCGGGCTTCGACAGTCGAGTTCTCAACCGGCAGGCGGTCGATCTGCTCAAGAGCCTTGCTCTTGCGCTCGATTTCCTCAAGCTGGCTGACACGCAGTTCGTAGCCGTCAGCTTCAGTCAGCATGCGCTTGACAGTCTCGGCATCGTCGCCGGTCATGTCGTTCTTTTCGATGAGATCACGCGCCTTCTGGCGAATGTCGATCAACTTGGCATTCAGTTCAGTGATATTCATGTGTAGTAACTCCAACGAGAAGGATTTCTTCGATGGAGTTATTTATCTGCGTGGCTCACTTGGTTGACGCAGGCATGAAAAAGGGGCCGCTTCCATTTGGAAGCGACCCCTCGTTATTAGAACTTCAACCCGTGGGCTCTTGCGTAGAGCCTCATTCTTGTTTGGAGATCGACTCCCGGAACATCGGGCTCGTTGGCGGTCCCCGCCTCCTCGCACACCTCATCGGTCGCGCGTTTCTCCGCCTTGTGCCCCTCTAGGCGACGTTGCGCCTCTTCGATGTTGTGGCTCCGGAGGTCAGCAGAGGTCTCGCCGTAGGCCGGATCGATGACTAAGCTGATTTCGTAGAGGTTCACCTGTTTGAGGGTGCGCTCCCACCGATGATCCGGCATTTCCAGCCAGTCTTCATCGATCACAGAAAAGCCGATGCTCATTCGCATGTCACCATCAGCCAGAGCACTGCGCTCGGCATCTGACATCCGCGAAATATCCATTTCGAAGTAAAGTCCGCGCTCATCTTCCTTGAGCGTCAGCTTGCCGCTGCCAGTGGATGCTAGAGGCTTGTCATTTCGATGCGACCACAGCGCATAGATGTTATGCCCTGCCTCCAGAGTTCGTTTAAAAGCACCGGGAGCAATTCGCTCGACAAATCCACCGAGATCGAATGACAGAGAATTGAATACCGCCGCGTAGCCCTTGGCGCGGCCTTCGGTCTCATCGCTCTTCGCGCGGACTTCCAAGCCAGTGAGTGTGTAAGTTCGTTTTTCCATGTGATATTTACTCCGATGGCTCGTCAGCGCTGATTGGCGGTGGCGTTGGGTTGTTCTGGCCAGCCATGCTCAAGGGCACCGTGGCACCCTGAACGAGCAGTTCGTCGCCGCCCTCTTTGGCTGGCATGTCTTCGAGGCCGCGCGCCTCGTTGGGCGTCAAGAGCGCCGCGTTCACAGCACGAGCGAGACCTTCCATACGGGCTTTGAAATCACCGCGTAGAAGTCCGCTCAGATTGAACTTGAAATAGTTGCCCTTGTTGCGCGCTCCGAACAGCTTCGCATTCATCTCCTGCTCAATCATGATGATGATTGGCTGAAGCGTCTGCTGAACAAAGTTCAAGTTCTGCTGTTCTACGTTTGAATAGGTTCCATTGGACAGGTCATGCAAGATCGTCGGCGGAACGTTGAAGATGCGCGCCGTTTCGGTGACCATGAAGCGGCGAAGCTCGACAAGCTGCGACTTGGCGGGATCGATGCCGATGCTCTCGATACGGTGACCGGCAGGCGCGATGAGCACCTGAGACTTCGTCCGGTTCGATGCCTTCACCGCGTCAGCGATGTTATCGACGGCGCGCTGATTGCCCTGCGGGGAGCCAGCGACGGGCGCATTCAACACCAGCGGCGGGACACCACCATTAGCGAAGTGCTTCCCGGCGAATTTCTCCGCCGCAATCATCAACGCAATGGCATCACGATTGGTTGTAACGGGATTGCGGTGGCGAAACCCGTCAGCAGCCGGAAACCAGACCAAGTCTATTACTTCGCTGCTGTCGTATGTCAGCGTTGTTGATCCAACCTCGTAATTATAGAAGCGTTTGATTTCGCCCCCGACGACCAGTTGTTCAATTTTCAGTTTTGTATCATCGAGCGGCAGTAGCGCTTTGACGCGCCCACCTTTGTTGCGACCGATGTAGGCGGTGGCGCGCCCGCCTAAGAGTAGGCGGGAGACCATCCACTTGTAGAAAGCCGGGGCAGTCTGATGGTCGTTCGGACGGTCATGAAGGATGTAATAAAGCGGGTTCGCGGTGTCCTTTTCGGCCCCGTCCGGGGTGTCCTTGAACAGGTGGGCCGGAAGGCTGGCGATGGTGCCGCTGACGACGTTGACAGCCTGCCAAATCGAGGTGACGCCAAGGGCGGTCTCCTCATTGACCTTGTCGCCGGTAACAGTGGCAGCTTGGGCGAAGAACGCATCCAAACTGGCAGCGTCATTCAATGAAACTGAAGGATTTTCGAGAGAGCGCGTCTCTGCGCCAAAGATACCAAATAGGGCCATGCCATATTTATCTGGCTAGCGCAGATAGATGGCTGGTCAGTGTGGGGTTAGCGTCAGGTCATACCACTTGAATTGAAAAGTTCTCGTCTTCCCATGGCGACGTAACTACCTTCCCCACCCTGTCTCTTGCTTTGAGTCCAAGGGCCATTGCCAACGCAACGGCACCGTCGATGCGCATCGTTGACTTTCGTTTGTCGAACTTGCGGTTGTCCTTTTCGTCAGCGACTACCAGCGCATGCATGACACACGAGGTTAGCAGTGGCTGATTTCCATGACGGAGATCGCCGGTCAGAATGGCTTCCTCAAACGCGTCAATGGCAGGCGCCATATCGACCGGGCCCTGACCCCACGGAACAACGCGCAGCCCACCTGTCCAACTATGGCTGCCCTCCTGCGCTTCGAGACCGATTTCCTCGAAGTAGTTCAGAAGCTGCTCGGTTCGGTAACGGTCATATGCCAATCCAAGAATGTTATATTTCTTGTGCAATTCCGCGACCTTGGCCCCGACATCGCGCGGGTTCACCAGCTTTCCGGAGCACGTCAGAAGGTCGCCATCTTTGACGGCTAGATCATAGCGCACGCCGTCGCGCTTGGTGTGCTCCTCGATGCAATCTTCGGGCTTCCAAAACCAGCTATCAATTCGGCTGCCATTGTGGGCGCTGACCATGACCAGTGCGGTCAGGTCGTGCTTTCGCGACATGTCGAGACCGAGATAGACATCCTCGCCGTCAATGGCTCGCTTTGACTCTTGATCGAAGTGGTTGGCCACAAAGGTGCAGCGGGTTGGCTGCCCGGCCTCATCCAAATTGGTGCACGCCTTCCATTCGGACCGGCTGATTAGCGAGGAGTGCAGTGATACCCGCTGATTTAGGTAGAGGAGCCTGAAGCTCTGCTCCTCGGACGACAGGCGCGCCGCCCGCGCGGCCATAACCTCGAACTCCTCAAGGTCGCGGAAATCACCGAGCGCCGGATTGGCCTTAGCCCACTGGTCGCGGTCTAGCAGGTCACAATCATCGTCAGCCGCGTAGAGGTGACAGACGACTGTCGGGTCCTTCTTGTTGCCATCGTCATCGACACGAAGGCCATCGTCGATCATCTCGCTTAGCGGGTGCTTGGGATCGTTGTTCTGGGTTGAAATCGTCAGGAACAGGGGGTTTGCCCGCGCGCCCTGACTGGTCAGCAGGGTATCGAGGAGTTCGCGCTTCTTCGCCTGTGCGAGTTCGTCATAGATGACGAAGGACGGGTTCAAGCCATGCTGGCGCCCGGCGTCAGCAGACAGCGCCTGAAACTTCGAACCGGACCCCTTCAGCCCCTGTTCTTTGACGAAGATGGTCTTGGTGCTTTTGACGATGGTGAGGCGCTTGCGCAGCTTGGGGTTGGCTTCAACCATCCGGCAGACGGCGCGGAACACGATGCTGGCCTGATTGCGGTCATTCGCCGCGCTGTAGATTTCCCCGTTAAGTTCAGCAGCCGGGCCGATCAGGAAGGCGAGCACGAGGGCGGCTGCCAGTTCGGTCTTCCCGTTCTTGCGGGCGATGCTCAGCACCGCGCGCCTGACCAGCCGGTTACCAGTCGGGCCAATGGGATCGAAGACATCGCGGATGAAGGCTTGCTGCCAGTCACGAAGGATGAAGTTCTTACCTTCGTCCTTGCCGATAGTGATTTTGAGCTTTTCGATGAAACGAATGACAAGCTCGCCAAGTGGTTCGCCGGTCATCAGTTAATCAGGCCATCGAACTCGTCTTCTTCTTGCGGCTCTGGTATCTCCAACGACTGGCGGGCAGCCGGATCAAGACCTAGCCGCTGACCTAGAGTGACGATCAGGCGCGCTTGATTGGCCTGCTCTTTGTAGGCGGGATTGATGACATCCTGCCCGGTGGAGCCGGTAGAGATCGGCGCGAAGCTGGCGTCAGCGATGATTGCCGTCATGTGCTGGTGCACCGATACGGCTTCGCAGTAGGCTGCCAGCAAGTGGGTATCGCAGCCCGAGTAAACGCCTTCCGGCATGGACTTGACCAAGGCGGCCCACACCTTGCGGGCGACAGCCGTCATGATCGCAGGCGGTTTGGGAGCGTCCTTAGGCCTTGGCTCCCGCTTGTTCAGCGGTCTCTTTGAAGGATTTCCGGATAGCTCTTTAATTCGGGTAGGTGTTTTGGCACGAGGCATGCCGGTATTTATCTAAGGTTGTGACGAACCCGCTCTCGGGAGGCGAATGCGCCACGAGAGATAAATACTCACATGAGTATTCCAGACAATTTCGGCGGACACACTGACAACCAGACTTCGCCAGCCCGTTCGGCTTCAGCCGTCACCCCCCACGCCACTAACGCGCTGACACGCGTCACCAAGGCCCTCTACGTGGGCGTTTCCGGCGACGTTGTCTGCCGGTTGGTCAATGACACCGCTGACGTGACCTTCGTTGGCGTTCAGGCGGGGTCGATCCTGCCGGTTCGTGTCACCCATGTGCGAGCCACGAGCACCGCTGGCAGCATCGTCGCACTGTTCTGATGTTCATCGGGACAGGCGTTGGCCTGACGACTGTTCGGTCCGGGGGTGGGTTTTCGCCGCACTCGCTGTTCTCGGGCACCGCGCAAGGTGCCTACTACCCTGCGAGCGCTGACCTGTTGTTCAAGGGCTATGCCGGAGAAGGCGGGAACGTCTCAGCTTCTGACGATCAAGTCGGCTTGATGCTCGATAAGCGCCTCTGGCGCGGGAAGTCACTGGAACAGTTCCTTGCAGCACAGCCGGAACTATTCGACGTGGCTTATGCAGACTCAACAGTGTCTGCCGCAGACCCAGACGAGTATATCGAAAACGGCTTTTATGTTCTCAATAGGGTTTTGGGCGGAACCGCATCAATCAGTATAGCGACCAACCTTGTTCCGGGCAAAACTTATCGCATAAGTGGCGTCGCAGCCCCTATGGGTTCTCAAGGGGGACACCGCATTGACATACGGAATACGGGCGCCAGTCTACCAAACTTCCCCTTTTCAAGCGTGATTCCTTTCTCCTATATCTTTAAGGCAGGACATTCCCTTCTTGTGATGGGCAATCCCAACACGGGATTTAGTTGGGGGCTCGAACGGGCAAGCGTTTCCCTCAAGGAAATTCCGGGCAGCCATGCCTTGCAGACAACGCCTACGTCACAACCAAAGTATAAACCAAGCCTACTTTTAGGACCCGAACTCATAGGCAACGGGTCATTTGACAACAGCGCCGGTTGGACCTTGGGCGGTCAGTGGACTGTAGCCAATGGCTTGCTTACCAGCCCGGCTGGTGCGCCCGCAGACTACGCGAGAAACATCAACACCCAGTTTGAAGTTGGCAAAACTTACGCTTACGCGATTGATGTCCTTGCATCTTCTGGCACTGATTTCGTCCAGCTATATTCAGATAGCGGCCTAATCACGTCGTTTGCCTCCGGACCAAGGCGGTATGAAGGCACGTTTGTAGCGAACAACAACCGAATTCGCATTCGCGGCGTCTCGCCAAATGTCGCAGTGTCAGTGGACAATCTTTCAGTTCGGGAAGTTGTTGGCGTATCTTCCACAGGATATCGTCAGTATGACGGCGTTGATGACTATCTGATAAGCAACGCCACATGTGGCCCGAGCGGGAATACATTGGCCGCGAAGATTACGGTGCCCACCGGGGCCGTGGGAGGTGCGCGCGTTCCAGTCGGAGTTAATGGGGTTAGCCCAACGCAGCGGTTCTATTTGGCCGTCGGAGCGGATGGTCTTATCGGCGGCGCCGTAGGGACCGCGTCCACATCCACCATTATTGGGACGACTGACGTTAGAGGCCAGACAGGCGTGGCAGTTCTGGTTGCCGACCCGGTTAAGGGTGAGGCTCGGCTCTACTGGAACGGCGTTCTTGAGCATGTCAGTCCCCTTTCTGGCGGGCTGCCAACCCATCTGAACATGTATGAAGGTGCCAGAAACAACTCTGGCGTGCCTGACTTGCACTTCGGAGGCGCCATTTGGGAAAACCTGATGGTTCAGCGCGCACTAACCCCTTCCGAAGTCACTCAACTAACCCGTTATTGGAGCTAAGCTCATGCAACTACCTACGATTGTCATTGTTACCGCCGCCGCTCGCGAAGATGTTCGCGCCATCTGGGATGCCATGGGGCAAGGGGGCCCTGCCACCTTCTTGCGCAAACTCTGCGACATCGACCCCCTCGCTGACCCGACAACGGCAGCAACTCACTACTTGCTCGCGGACATGGGCGCTGACTCGGACATGGTCGCTGACTGGCAGGCGATGGTGGAAGGCGCAGTCTTGCCACCCATTCTGGGTGTGTGGGGCGAAGATGGCGTCATCAGCGAGGCGGCAGCGGTGGCAGCCGTCAGCAACGGAAATCTACAGGTCTATTCCGCCGCTGGCGTCGATCAGGACACCACCGTCCGCGACCAGTGGGCGGCAGGCATTCTCGCCGGGCGTCAGCTTCAGTTCGTTCCTGCCGAAGAGGCGTAAGCCTCGCTGCTGCGCTGATGGCGCTTTATTCTGCGGCGCCCGTCTTCTTAATGGCAGACGCCACAGTCGCCTCGTAAGCGGTGGGATGTGCCTCCATGTAGCGCAGAGCCTTCCTCAAGGCCTGATGCGGGATACGTATGTCCCCAATCCCCGCCTTCTGTTCGCCCGCTATGAGGTAGTGCAAGACGTGATCGCGCTCGGGCGTTGAAGGTAGGTTTTGGAAATGCGCCGCTGCGCTCTTGCAAGCGGCAATCACCATTTGGTCAGCCATGGGTCAGAGGTTCCTTTCGAACCTGATGTGCGGCGAAGCGGGACAATTTCAACGAGTATTTTGCAGCGGCCGGGCCGGGCTCGCTCGCTTCGAACCTGTCAGCGACAGCCGACGGCCCTGCGCTTTGGCGTTCCTTCAGGATCGTTCGCCGCTGTGCCGCTGTCGCGACGAACTTTGACGCTCTGGCTGCGACGTTGGGGTCAGGCTGTAATGTGGTCAGAAACTGATTTCACGTTCTGCAAACCTGCGAACTGAAGTCAGCTTCCTCGGATCGATAAATCGCATTCCTCGCTGTGTGTAGATGGCTGCAAGCTGCTGATCTTGCGCCACCAACACACCAATTATCAGCTTCTTGTCAGCTTCATAGATAAAGCATTCCGACGAACATGATTTGTGCACTTCGTCATATATCCGCGATGCATCATAGTCACCCTTTATGGCGCCACTCACCAACGCCAGCATCAGCGGCGCCAATACAATCCACCCCATCAAACTGCCGGAAAGATATCCAAGACTGATGTTGTAAAAGTTCTTCAGAACCCCGCCTATCGAGGTTGGCTTGCTTGTTATCGCCAGCCAAGTTTTCGTATTACCGACCCAACCGAGAACGAAAAAGATAGCTATGAGAGCGGCGGTAGCGAGGAAACCGACAAGTAGAGCCGGGTATCCTCTGGCAAGAGTTGCCTGAAAGGGCTCCGAAACGAGATGTGGACCAAGACCAAATTGGTCAAGTAAGATGGCCCGCTGTGTATACCCGCACAGGTAGAGCATCCCTGTCAGGAGGAGGGACATCGGGGCCAGCGCCACCGTCCAAACGCCTAGCATTCGCGGGCTCGTCACCCGTTGGACAAGCTTGGAATCGAGGATGTGCCCCTCCCGGTCTTCAGCGGCGTCACGATGGCGACAAGCTCACATCCGCTCAAGTATGGCTCAAAAACTTATGCGCAGCGTGGTTGCTGCCACGAGTGGGAGCGCACTTTGCAACCCCTGACACCGCTGATATGCAACTCGGCATGGGGTGGACCGAGCCTGTGCTGATTGGCATCGCGGCAGTTGTCCTCGCGCTAAATCAAGCCCTCAAAGACGCGCCCGAACTCACCGGACGAGTGCAGTTCCTCAAGCCGAAGGGCTGGTGGAACTACATCCCGCTTGGACTCGTGATCGTCGCGGGCGTCGTATGGTTACTACCGGGCTCCATCGAAGAAAACGCTGCGACCTCAGTATCCTCACCCGACTTCCCGCTGAGGGCTGTTCAGAACGCTTTTGAAGGCAGGACGAACGAAGAGGGAAAAAGGATAATAGCAAGCTACAATGATAGGCCAGCCAAAATAACCGGCGTCATCCAAGACGTAAGGATAGGTGATTCGGTTGGCGAAAAGTTTGCAATAGTCGCGATTGAAGATGGCTTTCTCAGTCGCGGCGTTTACCTAACCTTCGAATCGGCGCAGGCAGAAGGTGCATCTCTGTTTCGCGTCGGGGATAAAATCACTGCCGGGTGCATATTCGACGCTGATTCGACAGATCGAATAGGTTTAAACTTTCGAGATTGCGAATTGCTAGACGGCCCCCATTCGGAGGCGATGCCATCTTGACCGGTGCATCCTTGAACACTTCGACCCTTCCGGTGCGCTCATTTTCTGAGATATTGGCTGCATCGACGGTTCTACTTGGTGGATTTTCTGCGGCAAGCTACGCATTCGCCCTCGGCTACATCTTTGCCATTGAACCCAGATATCTTCCATTTTTCACGATTGGCGATCTACTTTTCTTATTTGTGTCATCGACTTCAAGCGTCATCTTCGTTTCTATGGTCTTGATACCAACGCTGGCCTTCGTGTTGTCCCAAGGAGTGGCGGTGTCCTTCTATCGGAAGACAGGGAGGTTGCTTGAACACCACTTAGAATACGTGACCACTCGGGAGACTGATGATCCACAAGCTCCTGATACTCATCGCTTGCAGGAAGCCGTTTCCCCGCCCAACGCGCTCCCGCTCCGTGAATGGACCAGCACTCTCATTGCATTAAGCGTCACATTTGCCATGGTGATTGTCGCTTTTCAGGAATTGTTTATCTCTGAGCCAGCGGTCTCTTCAGTCTTTCCCGAGCCACTTGTCGTATTTGGGATGGTCTTGATTCTTCTACCTGCGATGCAGTCAATGCGCATGGCGCTCCCTGTGATAACCTTCTTGTATGTGCTTGCTGCATTTTACGCTCTCGGGGATGTAAGCGGAAAGCGCGATCTCGTTGGGTCACCCCAATCGAGAGGCATGCCATGCGCCTTCATCAATAGTGGACCACGATGCTTCGATGTCCTTCTGATAGGTTCAGACGCTGCGATCTTACGCCATGATGGGCAGGTTATCTTGGTGCCTCGTGGTCGCCTGCACAATGTTCAGAAGAGGAAACCAGAGCCGAGCATGACGAGGCTTGTTGCTCCAAACCCCGCACCGACAGTCTGAATGTCCAAAGGCCATTGCTGACACGGCTCGCGTCAGGCAAAAGCGGCGGCGAACGGTGGCCCATTCCCCGAATGAAAGGGAAAGTCCGCGCTTTCGACGGCCCCGGCTGTGGCCACCGTTCTACTCCGCATCCCGAAGTGATTCGGTTCTGACATGCGGCTGTGCCGTCAGGCAAGCTTTGACATGGGTGTGGCGCAGCGAAGCATCGCTTTTTCCACTCTGCTTCGGCCAATTACAAAGGGTTGTGTCGCGACCAAGTTGGTCTTGCTCGATGTCGAAGTCCCCGCGCACCGCGCGGCTTCAATCACTTCGGAGCGTGCGCCAAGGTATGCGCCGGGTTTTCCCCAGCCCTGATTTCCCGTCAACCTGTGAATGGGCCGGGCGACTCGCTATGAGGGGTGACCGCACGATGTGTGGTAGAGCGGTGGACACCAGCCGGGGCGTCTAACCAATCGGTCGTTCCCTTCCATTCGGGGAAACGGTCCACCGCTCGCCTCCTATCTGCCTCAGACGTGATTCCGGAACAATCCGTCATTCTCCAATCTGAAGGCTGGTATCCACAGCCTTCGCGCCGGTCAGCGCCGACTCCAGATTTCAGGCCCGTGGCAGTGCGTGGCAACGAAGTCCTTTGACCCACACCGGCCGCACTTCATCGCGTGCCGAAGTTCGTCCAATCTCGTTGACGCGCCTCTCTTGGCCAAAATCTCATATAGGACCAAGGGGTTATGCTTGCTCTCGCGGCCACACTGACACGCGAGGCTGACCCAATATCCGGCGCGGGCGATGTCAGTCAGGGGTCTGGAGTCGGCGGTAGCTCATCCGCCCCGTATGGAACAGGACGGGAACAAACGGTAGGGCTGGCGTCAGCGCTTGGCGATATAGAGCGTGATCCCAAAGCGCTCGAACCACGCATCTCTCTGATATTCCTTCGAGTGTGGGTAAGCGGCCATCAGGCGGCTCAATTCGTCCAAGACCTTGGTCATAGCCCGGCTGTCAGCGCGGGCATTCATCCACTTGCGACGGCGGCTAGGCATCACTGGCCATCCCAACGAAGTTTCGCCTCTACGGCTTCGAGTTCGGTGGCAAAGGTGCAGCGGATGGTAACGCCCCCTCCCTTGGTTGTGATCCATTCGGCCTTCAGCGCTGCGGTCCGGCGCGTAATCTGGGCAGGGTCTTCTGCCATATCATGTCCGGCAGCCAGAGCGGCACGTATCCCGCCGCGATCTGCAAGCCAGCCCTGTATCGTCTGATGGGTGAAGGTGATTTCAGTCGTCACCGGCCCGCTCATGACAAATCCTCGATGACCTTGATGTCATACTTGAGCCGAACCTCTGTGGCATGAATGAGATTGCGGAACGTCAGGACAAACCCGCCGTCCGAATTCTTTACCTTGCAGCCTGTGATTGCTTTCAGCAAAGCTTGTCCTGTGTCGTCACGTCCGTAATGACGTTCGATGTAGTCGCAGTGTTCTTTCAACAGTTCCCTTGCACGGCTGACAGGGACGTAGGCGATATACTTTTCACGAGGGCGCGGACGAAACAGTGCGATGAGGCGTTTGAGGAAGTTCATGGCCGACACCTCAACATCGAACTCGCCAGCGTCTCTCGCACTCCCACAATGATGGAAGGCGAGATAGACACTTCAAACCTTTTGCCTTCAAAGATTGGTCTCAAAAGAGCATCACATTGATACTCCTTCATGCCAGCCACCGAGGCTGCGTAGTATGGGTCAACGGGTAGGGCCTTCAACTTCTTAACAGGGGATTCCGCCTCTAGGTCGGCTACGCCCCCGTAAGTCATAACCAATCTGTAGTCAGTTGGGATCATGAATTCCTTTTATCATCAGCATTGGTGCTTCTGGTAATTCTATTTATCTAAGGAATTAGATTGGATCGAATTGCCGAAAAATAACTTCGGGAATTGCGGAGTCGTGCGTGAAGTTGAGGGGCCGGTCCCGGCCCGGATTGGGCTCGTGATCCAACCACCCCCTGACCCTTTGGGTTCAGACGATCCGGCCATCCCACTTGAGCTTCGCCTCGACGGCGGTGATGGCGTTGGCGAAGGTGCAGAGCAACGTCACCGTCTCGCCTGCAACGGGGTCGTGCCAGTGGCGGCGGCAACGACCGCGCACTTTGACCGAGATGGCACCAAGACCGTCAGCGACGGCTGCAAACATGCCAGCCTCGGAGAGGCCAGCGTGCGCAGGCACCATGGACCAAAGGATGTCACGGCCGATTGAAATCTCAGTAGTCCGCTTCATTCAGTCGCCGCCACCTTCGGTGTCGGGCTTGCTGCTGACCCACGCATCGATGTCCCGGATGCAACCGAGGCAATCTCCGCCGCAATCGTCGGACAGGGGATCATCGGTGCCTAGCTCGCGACCACACGTCAGGCACGCTGCGTCTTCTGGCTGTTCATCTAGCGACGACAGGAAATCGTCTACCGATTGCTTAGGAGCACGTTTCGCTTCCGCACATCCACGGTGCACCAAATCGACAAGATAGTCGTCAATCGCTTCGCCGGGCTCGTCCGCAAGCCGCGTGTCAGCGAGCAAGATCGCCTCGATAAGCTCGGGATCATCGGGGAAGGCTTGCAGGTTGCCACTGGCGAGGTCCGCCTTGGCCTTGGCCGCTAGCTTGGTGACACGAGCCGCTTCCTGCTCATCATTCATCCGACGCAGTAGCGCTAGGCACTCCTCATCATCATCCGGAAGGGGCGTGGAGCCGCTGGCTTCGATGTCACGCAAGAACTCTTTGAACTTGTCCTTCAGCGTCAGTATCTGGCGGGCCACATGGCCGGGAAAGTCTTCCATCATCTAGTTATCGAGATGGGTCAGGACCCATGCCACAGCCACTGCATCGCTGACGAAGTGCAAACGGAGTAGGTCATCCTCTACCCACTCGACAGTTATGATTTCATCGAAGTGGGCAACCAGATAATAGCCAAGACCTATCGGGTGCAGGCTAAAGCGCTGACACAATGACAAGGCCTGATCGATGGTGATGTCAGTCTTAGTCATGGTTCTTGGACTGGTTGCCCTTTGGTGTCTCAATCTCAATTGGATACCCGTCTTTATCGTGGATAATTAGGGGTCCGCCATTCCTCTCGATCCGTTGTGCTGTGCTGCTGTGGTGGCTCTGACATAGGCTCTGGAGTTCGCCGAAGAAGAACAGGTCTCGGTCGCCGCGATGCTCGATGACGTGATCGGCCACGCTGGCTGCGGTCACCACGCCTTGTGCCTGACAGTAGCGACACAGGGGCTCCCGGCTTAGCTGTTCGAGGCGCCGGGCTCGCCATTGCGCGGACTTATACCACTTGCGGTAGAGGGCTGCCTCTGGGCTCCTGTAGTCCCTCATGGGGCTCCGAACTCCGGACTTGTCAGGAGAGCTTTGACATCTTGCCATGAGGGCTTTTGGCGGCTCTCCCACCAATCGAGGTGGACCGCGTGGAGGTGAAGGCACAGCAGCGCTTTCGCGTCAGCCAAAGCTTTCCTCTTTGCCGCGGTCAATCTGGCTTCAGTGCCGGAAGCTGCCCGCTCCAAAAGCCCTGTCACCGAGAAGGCCTGCGCTAGCTTATCGGTAACGTAGGTCGCGGTGCCGTCAGCCAAGGCAGCCGCATGTTTCCGGTTATAGCTTTCGGGTCCCTTTAGGAGCCTTGCTGCTGACTGACACAGAGTGTGGGGGCAGCCATAGCCCCTCATGCGGCCTTTCGGAGACGCTCTACAGCCATCTCGAAGTAGGCCTCATCACGTTCGATGCCGATGAACCGGAACCCTTCAGCCAATGCAGCCAAGCCGGTGGTGCCACTGCCCATGAATGGATCAAGCACCACGCCACCAACTGGCGTCACCAGTCGGCACAGGTAGCGCATCAGCCGGATAGGCTTGACCGTTGGATGTTGGTTGCCGTCGCCTCGCTCTGACCGCGATGGTTTGGCGCAGTAAAAGAACCGTGCTGCGGAGCCGCCGTCATCGTCATGGCCATAGGAGGTATGCGCACGGGATGCGCCAGCAAGGGAACCGCTCTGGTGGTCACGATTGTTGCGAGGCTTATTGCTGCTCGGGCCGGTGACGGGAAATCCTGACAGCACCTCATCGCTGCCATCGTGGATCAAGTTCGCTGGCCAGCGGCCTTCGGCGGAACGCGCGACTGCGTTGGTCGGCATACCAGCGACACTCATGTTGAGAGAGTTCCCGCCAGCCTTATTTCCAGCCGGAGGGTTGATGCGCTGTTCAGTTCCCACGCGGCAAGCGTCGATGTTCAGCGCCGCTGTCCCGTGCGCGAGCACGTTGCTGGCCACAGTCCCGCTGAAAGGCTTCCGGGCCATGACGATAGGCTCGTGGGCTGGCTTCAGGGCGGTTTCCCAGCCCTGCCATGCGTCAGCCTCGCGAGTGACAGCCACGTCACTGGTGACCGGCCAATCATCCACGTTGACCGTCTGCGCATTGTGCTGTCGTTTAAGCTGCTGATAGCCGAGACGCGGGTGCATCCCGACGATCTCGCGCTTTGCGCCAAGGGTCTTATCGATTGCCCGGCTGACATCGTGGCTCTTGGGGAAGCCGCTGCCATAGACCCACATGATCTGGTCACGAATGTCGAATCCGCCATCCTCGATCTGGCAGACACCACGGTGGTAAGTGCGGCTGCCGAAGAAGGCCAACATGTGCGCGCCGGGCTTCAGGCTGGCATTGACGAGGGTCCACAGGTCAGCCTGTGGCACATCGTAATCCCAAGCCTTGGACATAAATGACAGGCCGTAAGGCGGGTCGGTGACACAAGCATCAATAGCGGTCAGTTGAGGCAGTATGTCAGCGCTATCGCCGCAATAGAGAGTGGCGTTGCCAATGGTAACCGACTTCACAGCGCAGCGCCTCCCGGCAGGCCCGGCAGGACACCACCAGCACCATGGGCACGCATGTAATGAACAGCGAAGTAGCTGGTCAGCCTGTCAGCCAGCGCCGTCAGACGATCTCGCGTATAAGCGCCATCGTTGTGCTTTTCCCAGTTGGCGAGCCCCTCAAATAGGATTTTGATGACATCGTTCTGGTCAGGTGGTGGCGTCATTTTCCCACCGCCTTCCGGACCTGATAGCCAAGCAGGCCAACGAGGGAGGCGGCAGCGACGTAGCAGGTGCCAGCGGTGAAGATCAGGGCGACATCCATCAATGTGGGTGTCAGCGCTGTCAGGCTCTGAATGCTGGTGCCTGCTATGAGCAGGACATCGATGGCAAGCACTGCCTGAACCGTGTCTAGGACCGCCTTCATAGTTGCACCACAGTGAAATCTTGGCAATCGAACAGGCGATTAAGACGGGCGGCGCAAACTTCGGCGTGACCGCGCGTCGTGTAATCCATTCGATAATAGCGGGGCTTGGTCGTTGTTTCGTAGACCTGCCTGACAGCCACGCGGTCGCCTCGATAGACAACCGTGTAGCTGGCAAGGGCCCGCGTCACCTCGATTGCGGGGTCATCAATGCTGATGATGACATTTCGTTTTCTTGTCATCATCTATTTATCTAGGGAATTAGATAACGTTCTTCCAAGTCCTGCGGCACTTGATGGCGCTAATGACAGACGGATCGACATTGTAGTTAGGAGCCAAATCGACCGGTCGCTCGCCTGCGCTCAACCTAGACCTAATCTCGCGGACTATTTCTGGATTAAGCTTAACATTGCTGTTGTTCTGACCTTGCTGCTCATCAGTGGCCCAACGGATGTTTTGATAATCGTAATTACCGTCATTGTTGATGCGGTCCAGACTGAGACCGGCCTCGTATCCATTTGCCAGAGACCATGTCCGGAAGGTTTGGTATTCGCCAAGGCGGCATTCAATTCCGCGCTCGCCGTATCGGGGCCAGCTTGGGTGATTAGGGTTCGAGCACCGCTGACGGGCGTTGGTCCACACCCGGTAGAGGGTAGCCCTTTCGTCTCGAAAGCGCCGTGGTCGCGGCCCCTTCCTGCCACAACCGCAAGACTTGGTATGACCAGCCCTCAAGTTATTGGCGATGACTTCAGTGCGATTGCCGCAGTCACACTGACAATGCCAGACGCGTTTACCGTTCCTGCGAACCGGGTTCAATTCTATCACTACGAGTTGGCCGTATCGCTGGCCTGCGCTGATTGTTTTCTCCATAGCAATATTTATCGTAAAGCTATGCAAAGCCCCGTTTTAAGGGTCAATTCTTGCAGTTTTTAGGCGAGTTGCACTGTATGAGTCCCTACAGGGAGCGTGAGCCCGCTGATGGTGATGTCTGTAGTGAAGGGTCCGCTACCGTTTACCTCGATAGAGGTGATCGCAAATGAAGTGCCGTTAACGACCAAGGATGAGGCTTCAGCCAGCGCAGCGGCGTGGTCACCTGCAAGCATGACGAAACTTTCACCCTCGCCCGAGTTCACCACGATTGCGTCAGTGGTCGCGCCCGTCACCAGCGTGCCGGACAGTGTGCCGCCGCTGCCACCAATTTCTGTGTCGATGGTGCTGCCAGACCGGATGTAGCCGATGAACGCACCACCAAACATGCTCACTGCTGTCAGGGTGGCCTGTGGGTAGGCGACACCGTTGACCTTAGCCGATGACAGCACTGCGAAATGATCCGAGGCGAGGCAGATGGCCTCGATCAAATACCATGCCGTCGAACTGATCTTGGTCAGCGCGGGTAGCGTGCCTTTCCACCCGCTAGCGAAGGTCGCTGTTCGAGCCGTGCTGCTGTTGCCCTTCAGCAGTAACGTCCGGCGGGTTCCCACGATACCGTTGGTGGGAGTGCCAATCGTTCGGTTCGCAGTCAGGGTAACTTCGCTGTTGCGGAAGGCGGTCCAGTTGACCGCTACAGTGCTGGCGTCGGTCAACGTCACAAGAGCGGCAGCATCGCGCTGCAAGGCGGGCGTGACAAAGCCTGTGCCGGTTTCCGCCCGAATGTCAGCGACGGTCGCTGCGACACCGGCAGGAGCCGCCCACGTGCCATCTGCGCGCAAGAAGTTCGCAGCCCCGCCGCCACTGGCAGGTGCAAGCCCGGCAGCCCCGCTGGTGACCGTGGCGAGCCCGGCCTTGGCGTTAAGAGCCGCCTGTAGGTCAGTCTGATCGGCTAGCGTGCCGGAGATCGCACCCCACGTGGCATCATCGGCCGGTGTCACCCATTCGAGCCCGGTGGCGGCAGAATTGACCTGCAAGATTTTCGAGCCGTTGCCAGTGTAGGTCAGGCCCGCGAAGTCGGTCAGTTGGCTGTCGAGTGGCTGATAGGCGGTGTCGTGATTGTGGCTGACATCGGCCTTCAGGTTCAGTGCCGTCTGCACAGCGGTGCTGACAGGCTTGGCAGCATCGCTGGTGTTATCGACGTTGGATAGGCCCACGTTGGCCTTGGTCAGGGTCACGACCCCTGTCAGCCCATTGACGCTCGTGACCGCGTCCGTTGGCGTCAGGAGTTCGGACCAGTCCGCTACAGTGCCGGTGGTGCCGCCGTTGTGAGCGAAGGTCTTCTTCAGGTCCGAGCGAATGGCAACGTCACCAGACTGCGCAGTCAGGGCCAACATCGCAGCCTGTGAGGCCACCGTGTTGACTTCGGTTAAGGCGAGGCCGGGAAGCTGGCTCGTGGGAATCTTGCCAGCGGTCAGGGTCGCATAGTCACCCGCTGGCTGTTTTCCATCGAGCAAGGCCTGCAAACCAGTGACGGACGAAATATCGTGGCTGTGTCCACTGACAGCAAACGCGCTGGCATGAACCCCATCGAGAGTGTCGGCATCGAGCCCCGAGGAAGCACCGTCTACGGTCAGGAGCTTGTTCAGGATCGTGGCAGCGGTCTCATCACCAGAGTTCGTGCCGGTCAGCCCGAGGTCGGTCTTGAGCGTGGCCAGCGTCTGAACTTCCGGAGCACCTGTGGCCGCCGTCTTGCGATAGAAGACGGTGCCGGTGGCGACACTGGCCATGCGGGCAAGCGTGATATGTCCGGCGTTGACGTTTGCCGACAGCGCAACATTGGCAGTGCCGTTGAAGTTGATCCCGGCAGCCGTGATGCCACCCGTGATCGAGATGGCACGAGCCGTCTGGAGCGCGGTGGCGGTCCCGGCATTGCCAGTGATAGTGGTTTGGTCCCCGGTGTTGGTGCCCGAAAGGTTGGTGCCCGTGACGGTGCCGTTGGCGAGAATGTTTCCTTCAACCTGAAGCTTCTGCGTCGGATTGGTGGTGCCAACACCTGCGTTGCCGTTGCGCAGACACAGGATGTCAGTGCCAGCTACACTCAGCCGTAGGTTGTTGATGCTGCCGGACCCGGCCGTGATCGTGGCATCGTGGACACCACTGCGATACAAGCGCAACTGAGAGACACCGGCCGCGCCGTCTATCAAGACAACGGCAGACGAGGTGTCGGATTTGACGTGAAGTTGCGCGTTGCCGAAGGGGCCGATGTTGCCATTGTGGACGGTGACCGCATTGGCCGTGGCGGTGCCGGTAAACACCGGGCTGGCGGACGGGGCCTTCGTCGCAAGTGCAGACACGAGGTCAGTCTGGTCGCTGATGTCGCCGCCGATGCCACCCCACGTGGGCAGCCCACCAAACTCTGACAGCCACTCTTGCGGGGTTCCCGAATAGCCGTTTTCGGCTGCTAGATCATAGGCGGACTTCCCGTCCCTGCCCGGACTGCCAGAGGATGTCAGGCGAATGACCCCGCGCCCGCCTGATGTCACGCGGATGACCTGACCGGTTTGCTGAACGACCCGGACGATGTTGCGCGGGCTACTGATGGCGAGCGGGCTGGAAACCCCGACGATACGAATAGTCATTATTCGTCAGTTCCATCGTTGAACTTGTGACCGAACAGCGTAATAGTCCCCGATAAAACAACTGTCGGGTATTCGGGATCGGTCTGGTCAACTATCGCGTAGTTCTTGGGTGTTCGTAGCGGAATGTTGGAGATGTCGGCTGCTGACAACCGCAGTAGCATTCCGGTCGGATTGCTGACGTTAGGCACGAGTTGCTTGTTAATCGGGGCCGGAACACCGCCGTCGGCAACCGGGATGTTGTCAACAGTTATACCGTCAATCTTGATGTAGACATCTCGGGTAGAAAGGTCGATTGGCGTGACATCGTCTTCTTCGAAGAACTCGAACTCTTCGATGACGGACCCTTGCGCGTGGACTCGCAGGTGGACGTTTTGAGCGTCAACTACAGTAATGGTGGTGTTCGTGGTCATACGCTGATATTTATCAGCAGGACCCCGTCAGCTTAGTCTTCGCCGATTTCTTGAACCATGTGGGCGAAGTAGCTCTGCATTAGTTGGAATTCCACGATGTAGGCTTCAGTCGCTGACTCGTAGAACTCGTCTCGGCAACGGCACTGACGCAGGTGCTCGAACGCCTCGCGCTGTTCGTCTAGCAGTTCGATCCGGCCGTGGCAGACATCCTGATACCAGAGCTTGGCTTCAAGGGTCAGGCCATCTTCATCGTAGAGGTGTTCAATCATGCCTGTAGTTATTTCAGGAAATAAATTGACCGGCAAATCACCGCTTTGATATAAATAGAAATGACTCCACGGGGCTCTTCATTCCTGCGCTGTCTTCTCCTGAACTGACCCCCTGCGTTACGGCTATTCCGCAGGGGGTCTTTTTCTTTTTTGACTTCAGGACGGCTAGTTTGATAAATATTTCTAGATTGAAGGAATAGCCGCCTTTGCTCAATCTAATTCACTAAACCTGTGCGGCTGTTCCACGGAGAATAGCCATGTCCACGTTTGAACTAGAGCAAGAGGCGCTGCGCATCGAGCACGAGACGGCGCTTAAAGTCGTAGTCGAGATGATCCGGGCCAACCCCGATGTTGCCCATCGGATCGCGAGACTGGTTGGTTACGAGAAGTTCGTTGAGCCGCTCGATGTCTGCCAGCCAATGCCGCTGACATTTCATTACTCGGAATGCTCGATCTCTGACCGGGGGCCGCCAAAGCGTGGAACGAAACCGTGCCGAGAGCCGGTGCGCTACAAGGCAGTCATCAACCTGAAGCTACAGGCCAAGACGGTGAAGTCCATTTGGCAGGTCACTGCTGACCTTAGGACGCCTGACAAGGCCGCTGCCAAGCTGAACGACCTCTGCAACCCGGCCAAGTGCAAGACCCCCTTCAGTCCGGCTGAACGTCAGTTCGTCGAACAAGCCATCGGCGCGGCAGAGGCGGCCGGGTTCCTCATCGGCCTGCCCTACACGAAGCCGCGCGCGCACGGCGGCACCCACTTCGTGAAAGAGCATGCCGTGCTCGTCAGCCCGGACTTCCGTGAGGCGATGCTGATCTCGTCAGTCAACGACGCCCGCTACAAGCTGACCTTTGCGCCATTCGCCACGTCCTATGCCAACGGACAGCCGCTCGCCTCCAACTTCGTATTCCAATCACGTGGCATCGCCCGGACCCGCGAATTGAACGAATTCGCCACTGGCCACCACGAGTTGACGAAGTGAAGCAAGGTGCAATCTCTATCGATACCTTACTAAAGAATCTATTATAGAAATAGTATGGAATAGAGATTGCACCTCTTAATGCCGATACCGGCACTACGTGCCGCGAAACACGTGAAAGGAATTACATGGAAAACGAACTGATTTTGGAATTGCTTGCTGTCGTGGAAAAACAAGAAAATAGGATTTCCCGGCTCGAACAACTCGTGGCTGACTTGTCATCAAAAGCACTGCGTGCCGGTGGCAAGCTATACACGTCCACACAGCCGGAGGCCCCTGCAATACCCGATGCGGTGACGAGGAGCCCGGTTCCGGAGAGCGTGCGAGCCCTGATGGCGAGCCGGGGTTTGACGTGA